GTAAGTTTCATCCAAACTGGCGGCGTCGACCTGCAGGCGATTCAGTTTGATGCCACCGCATCGGGCGCAACGCTGGAGTGGCTCGGCGTGAGCTGCCAGCAAAATACCAGCGCGGCACAGAGCTGCGTCGTCATCGCGAACAACGACGTTGTTCATATCCTCAACGCTCAGATTTTTGGCGGTGCGTTCGCGCTCAACAACAACGGCATAGATGGGACGGTCTTCAATAGCTTTATCCAGGGCTGGGGTTCTAGTGGGTGCGCCGTAACGTCGAAAGGCGCCAACTGGTACATTCGGGTAAAGATGGATCAGTCCGCAGTGGCAACTACCTGCGCATTTCAGCACACCACCTCGTTCGCGGGCGCATCATCGGCGGAAGAGCACTTTGTTCAATGCGACTTCTCCGGAAATTACACGGACAGCATCCTCGTCAGCGATAGCGGCAACACTGCATACATCATTGTTTCCGATAGCGTGTTGTCCTCTCCGGTCAGCATAACGGGCGGAAAATACATCATCTTCCACGGGGACGAGCTCGCCGGCAGCATCGCTACTGCGGTTAATATGTCCATCGCAGCGAGCGTCGGTGTCAGCGCTGTTACGGTTAGCGGCGCCGGCACGCGCGCATGCGCAGCGAATAGCAGCAACATCACCTGTTGAGGCCAATAATGGCTATTCCGGAAGCAAAGTTTACCGCTAGCGGCGACTACGTTCTCGAGCAGGACGATTTGAGCCGCGAGTTTCTCGACGACTATCAGTCGTCATCGCGCGCCGAGGATGGTGAGGTGTTCTCTGCCGCCTTCGGTCAAGCCCCTGGCTTCAGCTACAGCGACGCGGATCGGGCAGCACACCGGGCGCTCCTGCGGCGCGAATGGCACGCGAGCGGCATGAGGGGGGTTCCGACCGGCGGGTATCAAGCACCTGGCTCACCTGAGCCACCTGCCGATAACCCTTCAGACGAGTGGGACGATGCCGGCCTGTTGCAGGACGTGATGAAGTAGCAATGCTCGCGAACGCCCGCTGGGAAAAGTTCTGCCAGGCCATCGTGAGCGGCGGTCATGCGAGCCATGGCGATGCGTATATTGCCGCCGGCTACCACTGCAAGCCCGAGATGGCGGATCGCTGTGCGTATATCCTGATGCGGAAGAGCCCCATCATGGCGCGCATCGCCGAGCTGCGCGTGGTCGAGGAAGCCGCGATCGCGAAGCTCGTGGAGAAGGTATCGCTAACCCGCGAGTGGGTGCTCGACGAGCTGGTCGATAACGTAAAGAAGGCGAAGGAAGGCGAGAAGTTCGACGGCGCGACCGCAAACCGCGCCTTGGAATTGTTGGGCAAGCAGCTAGGAATGTTCGTCGATCGGCAAGAGAACACGAACACCATTTATGGCATTTCCGACAAGCCGATGACGCCGGAAGAATGGATCAAGCAGTATGCCGGTGCGCCCGCAGACAAAGCGAAGCACTGAGCTCGCCTGGTCGCCGCAGCCCGGCCCACAGCAGGCGCTCGTCGATTGCAACATCCCCGAGGTGTTCATGGGCGGCGCCCGCGGCGGCGGGAAGACCGACGGCGTCTTGGGAAAGTGGGCGCTGAAAGAGCGGCACTACAAGAACCACTTCAACGCCGTCGCACTGCGCCGCACCAGCGTCGCCTTTGCCGATGCGATCGAGCGCAGCCGCGAGATCTATGGGCCGCTTGGCGGGAAGTACAACGAAAGCCGGATGACCTGGCGCATGCCGCACGGCGGCCGTGTCGCCTTCGGGTATCTGGAGAACGTCGGCGACGCGATGGCCTACCAAGGCCGCAACCTCACGGACATCTGGATCGAGGAGGCCGGCACCTATCCGGATCCCGCGCCCATAGATCGCCTGTTTGGCACGCTGCGCAGCACCCACGACGTTCCGATACAAATGATCCTGACGGGTAACCCTGGCGGCCCCGGCCAGCATTGGCTTGCGCAGCGCTATAGGTTGATCCCGTTCCCGAGAGGACCACAGGTCTTTGCGCGCGGCCTTCCCAACGGCAAGCAGCACCAGGTAGCGGTGATCCCGGCAAAGATCGCCGATAATCAAATCCTGATGCAGCGCGACCCGAGTTACATCGATCGCCTGCAGCTCGTCGGCGGCCCGCAGCTGGTCAAGGCATGGCTCGAGGGCGACTTCAGCACGGTTGAAGGCCAGTTTTTTGAAATGTGGTCGGAAGCTCGCCACGTCCTGCGCGCCGTCCCATTGCCTGACGATTGGGTGCGCTTCCGGGCCATGGATTGGGGCAGCGCTTCACCCTTCTGCGTCGGTTGGTACGCTGTCGTGCAGGACGAATGGAAACATCCGGACGGCAAATCGATCCCCCGCGGCGCGATCATCAAGTACCGCGAATGGTACGGCTCGAGCGATCCCGCTACTTCGGATACCGGCTTGAAGCTCACCAACCTCGAGATCGGCCAAGGGATCGTCAAGCGCGAGAAGAGCGACCCGAAGCTATCCATGGCCGTCCTCGACCCCTCCTGCTTTGCGGTCGACGGCGGCAAGCCCATTGCCGAGCAGATCAACGACGAGCTCCTGAAGGCCAAGCTGATCAGTTTCGGGAAGGCCGATAACCGGCGCGTATCGGCAACCGGCAGCCACGACAAGCGCGGGGCACTCTCCGGCTGGGCGGAAATGCGCAACCGCCTGATCGGCACCGGCGGCAAGCCAATGCTGTATTTCTTCGACACTTGCGTCGCCTCGATCCGCACCATCCCCCGCCTGCAGCACGACCCCATGAAGGCCGAGGATATCGATACCGAGTCGGTCGACCACGCCGCCGACGAAACCCGCTGCGCCTGCATGGCCAGACCTTGGCTCAAGGGCAAAACCCTCGAGGACAAGATCAAGGAACTGCCGATCGACTACACCCAGAAGCAGGAGGCGGTCGGCGCTACCGAGTTCGAACGAAACTGGAAGGCATATCTGTGAAAACCCTCGCCTCGTCCACCAGCGCCTGCACCGAGGAAGACCGCCAGCTCGAGGCGGCCGCCAACGACAAGCTGAAGCGGCTCGCCAGCCAATGCCGGATAGCATCCGTGTTCACCCGCAACACCGGTACAGGTACCGTCCATGGCGTGGCCTTCAGAGGGGCGCCCGTGCTCATAGAGCAGGCCCAGCCCTTCACCCTGGACGAGCTCGTCCGGGCCGCTCAGCAGCACAGCAAGGCCATTGCGGACAAGAGCAAGGCGCAGTGGACGGGTGAAGCCGGGCACCTGCCCGTCACAGTGTGGCCGGGGCCGCGGGACTGAGCTACCTACCCTTCACGCCGCGGCGGCGCTTGCGTCGAAAGGGCCTAAGTCCATCTCCGCTCGGATGCGCTGAACGGTGGCAATGCCGACGCCAGCCTGACGAGCCGTCTTATTGATGCCCGTGCCGCCCTTGAGAAGGCCCTGGATTCGTTTTTCCACCTCGGGGGCTACCTTGGGCCGTCCAATCGGAAGGCCGCTCTTGGTGCCCTTGGCTTGAGCCTTGCGCATGCCGGCAATGACACGCTCGGAAAGCCGCTTGGCCTCCTGCTTGGCCATGGTGGCGAGCACCGCCAGCAGGATGCCGCGCACCATCTCGTTATCGGCGCACAGGTGCGGCTCGGTGTAGCTGTGGAACGTCACGCCGTAGCTGTTAAGCCGCTCGAGGTGCTGGATCGTCGGCACCATGCCCTCACGGCTGAAGCGGTCGAGCGCCCAGAACAGCACGCAGTCGAACTTCCGGCGGCTGGCGTCCTCGAATAGGGCGGCAAACTGCTTGCGCTCGCCGGTGCCCTTGCGGCCGGACACGCGGTCAACATACTCGCCGACGAGCTCGTGGCCGCTATTGGCGCACCAGGTGCGGAGGTCGCGGAGCTGATTCTCCGGGTCTTGGCCTTTGTCGTCGGTCGACACCCGAGCGTAGATCGCTACTCGCATCGCTGCCTCCAATTGTGATGGGCGATCGCCGACCAGGCGATGGCGGGGACAGTCAACAGCGCGGCGTTGAGGTAGTCGCCAGTGACAGCAGAAAGGATCGCGCCAGTGGCGAAGCAGAGCGTGGCGGCCAGACTAGATATTCGCAGGATCATGATTTTCCTCCCCGATTTGCTGGCCATTTCCCTAGCACAGCCTAGCACAGAAACCAACCCTTTTCTGCGCTAGCTGAGCAGTTATTTTTTGTTGAGTGTTTTCAATGAGCGCGGAAGCCGAAAAACAGATATGGTTTCTGTATGGCCCACAGGAGGGGGCACAAATGGCCGGCAGCGCTGAAGCGAACCACAAATTCTATAACGAGGTCGTCGACCTCATGCTCGGCTCGGGTCTGAACTCGACCGACGTCGTCCGGGTGCTAACCGCCGTCCTGGCCGAGCTCCTGCACCGGGCGCCGGACGACCACCGGATGAACCTCCAGGGCCAGATGTACAATCGGTTGATCGAGCACTCGGAGGCGTTCAAGGCCGGGAAAGAACCCGTACTCTACTCATCAACGGACGTAATGCCGGATAAGGGCGACATGCACTGACCTCCCCTCCAATTTTATCCACCCCCAGTCTAATTTCGGGGGCGAGTGACAGCCGGTGACAGGGTTTCCCATTTCAGACGTATCGCGCGCGCGCGCGCATGAACGCCGATATACGGAAAGGGCGTCATCCGCTGTCACTCGTGCTCGTCCTGCCTGCTGGTGATGACCAGCTTGGCGAAGCCTCTCTTGCCGCCGGTCATTCGTTTTTTCGTGAAACCACGGTCCTGGAGGGTGCTGGATAGGGTCTCAAGACTACCGGGGACTAGGTGCCGTTCTTCGCACCATTGGCGCCAGGAGGCGAACAACTGCTTTGTGAGGGTAAAAGCGTGCGGCCCGCCGTCAGCGGTGCATTCCTCGAGCCACTGCTTGATGACGTCTTGGTCGTCGAAATAGGCCATAGTCGCCTCCGTCACGATCGCTGGCGGTGCCAGCCCTATCCGCTGCCATTCGAGGCAGCCATCGATGCACCAGCGCAGGATGGCCGGCCATTCGGGCTCGAGTTTCTTGGGCAGGTCGGGATCGCGCTCCTCCGGTGGAATCTGGATCGTAAATGGCACGAGCAGCAGGCGCCGGCGCATGGCCTCGTCGACGTTATCGAGGCGGGGCTTGTTGTTGCCGGTTATGAACAGCTTGAAGGTCGGGTGAAAATCGAAAAAGTCCTGACGCATGAAGCGGGCGGTCATCTTGTCGCCGCCGGTCATGGTCTTGATCTTGGTTTCGTCCCACCGCCGGCCTTTCTCGGTCTCCTGGGCGACGACGAACCGCGCGCCGTGCAGCTTGGCGACGTCGGTAGGGTGGCGATCGTGGTTGGCGGCGAGGAAGGTGCCGACGTCCGCGACGGTGGCGTAATCGTCAAGGATCTTGGCGATGGTGTTGACCAGCGTCGACTTGCCGTTGGCGCCGGTGCCGTATGCGAACACAAAGCGATGCTCTGACGTATCCCCCGTCAGGCAGTAGCCAATGTATCGCTGCAGGAAGTCGATGAGCTCCTGATTGTTGTCGGTAACGCGGTTGAGGAACTCGGACCACAGCGGATGCTCGTCCCCCTGCTCGGCCACCTCACAGGCGGTCGTCTTGGTGATGTAGTCCTTCGGGTCGCACGGCTTGCTCTCACCGGTGCGCAGATCGAGGGTTTCCGCATCGGCGGTCAGCAGCCACGGATTGGCGTCGAATTGCTCGATAACGGCTGCCTGGCGGCGATCGGCTCGAGCAAGCGTTTGCACCGCTGCGAACGTCTTTGCCGTGAAAATCCGATCCGGCGGCTTGCCGTTACCGTAGGCAATCGCATCATCGCGGCAGCTGGCGCGAGCGAGATCGAATGCGAGGTACGTTTGCTCCGACATCCAGCGGGTGCCATCCCACCTGTACCATTGATTTTTCAGGGCGACGTAGCGCAGGTCATTGGCATGACGCTCGCTGAAACGGAGCGCGAGCGCATCTTCCGTCAACGGATTGTCCAATGCGTCGTCAACGGCTTTTACCGGATCTGGATCGAGCATTATGAATTTCTCCGCAATGCGCTCTGAGCAGTTCGAAACGCTTCACTGTTTGAAAGACCGGCGCGGCTCGCTGCCTCGACGGCAAGAGCCACCGCGCTGTCGCGCGAGAGATTGCCCTCCGCGACCATCTCGGCGAGGCGGCAGGCACCCCAGAATGTGATGTGATTGCGCTCACCCTCGCGGGCGCGAGCGATCGTGCGAAGGATCCCGTTGAGCTTGGCGCCCTGACGCTCATCGGACAGCGGCGCCGACGATCGTCGCGGTGGTGGCGGCGGTGCGGGACGTAGACGTTTGATGATCCATTCCGGCACTGATGCGAGTGCCCCGCGGTGCAGCACCTCGAAGCCGTTCGCCGGCCACCAGCAAATATAACCGCCGAGCCCTCTCGTATCGATATGCGGGCCGAGCCTGGAGGTGGTGCAGCCGATTTCCGGATGCGGCTTGAACAGTAAGTGGCGACCGCCGGAGCGGCTGACATGCGTGCGCGTGATTGGCAGATTGGCGCGGCCGTACCACTGCTGCGCGTCCGCGTGCTGCAAGTCGCAGTCGATAACAACGAACTTCTCGCCGGTCGGCACGCCGATCAGCGCGTCAGGCCAACGCGTCCACCATTCCTTGATTTTTGCCTCGTCGGTGGTGGCGTCATTGTGTCCGTTGCCGCCCTCGCGCTTCGGAATACAGGGCGTCTTGTTCTGGTTGCAGGGGAAGACCGGCACCTTTGCCGCAAGCTCGAGCGCCTTGCGTTTCATGGTGCTCATTGCCCAACCACGCGAGGGGCTGGCAGCCGATCGCCGTCGAATGCCCGGATGAAATCGGCGAGCGGGGAGAGGCGCGCATAGCGTTCAAGCGCCCCATGAAGGTCGGCGCCGCGGTCGAGCTCGAGGAACAGCTCGGCGAGCGGACGCTCGCCCAGTTGGTGAATGTGCTCGGCCAAAAAATTGATTCTCGATCGGGGAAGCCTGTCACTCATCGTCCTGTCCTTGCCGGCTTGACCGGCACCCTTTGGGTCGGTAGGACAGGGCTGCGAAGCGACTGTCCCAAGTGAAATTGGTGGAGCGGACGAGGATCGAACTCGCGGGTCCGTGGTTCTTAGGCCGTGACCCCGTAGCGCCAGCTACCCGCCCCAAAGACGACAAGCGGCCCGCCCTCCCCAAGGCGGGCCGTAGTCGTTCAGGCGGCTGCGGGGGTAGCTAAGGGCGCGCGCGTAGTGGCTCGGCTATCGAGCTCATCGAGTCCGTCTTCGGCAAACAGGGGAATTCGGCTGCCGGGCAGGTACACCGGCGCCGGTAATTTTCCGAACTCGACCCAGCGATCTACCGTCCGCTCGCTGACGCCATAGCGCTCGGCAACGGCCCTTTTTCGCGAATACTTTTTCGATGGATTGTGTTTGATCACTATCGGCTCCTGTCAGGCGTTGTGCGACAGGAGGTGCCACGAAACAGAGTGCCCTAATACACGACAAATAGAGAAAAATTAGGGGGGTTTTCCGGGTACCTAAAATACCGGGCGGTGAAACAGATACAGGAGGCGCTCGGCTAAGTCTTTTTGGCCCCAATGGCGACGGGCGTCGAGATGCCGATCATATAAATCAACTACGTCGCGCCACTTCGCGGTGTTGTGCAGGAGTTCAATGGCTGCTGCCGTCGTGAGGGGATATCTAGCTTTTAGGTACCCGACATCGGAGACCAATTGCAGCCCACGCTCGCCGGTCCAGATATCGGGGCGTCCGCGACGCTTGCGCTTCGGCGGTGGCGCCCGCACGAGGCCGTCTTGGGCTGCCAATAGAAGCGCCCGCGTGAACCTGTCGCCGTCCCTGCTGCGGTCGCGATCGGGCGAGTGGTCAAGGTCGTAGTAGTCGAATAGCTGTTTGATGATTTCGACCGCGGCTTTCGGGCTCAGTCGCTTCTTTGGCATGGCGCTACCCCCTCAACGCCGTGACGTTCGGTTGCGGATCGACGATGCGCTCGATCTGCGCGGCTAGCACCTCGAAGGCGTGCGCTTTCTCGGCGCGGAATTCGTAGCGATCGTAGACGCCGCGGATTCCAGGGATCACATGCCCAAGACAGCGTTCGGCGTGATCGGCATTGACGCCGGCGCGGCTCATGAGGCTTCGGGCGGTCCGTCTTAGATCGTGCAAGCACCAGTCCGGCACGCCACATGCGGCGTCAAATTTGGCCTTTTCGTTCGAGATGCCCCCCAACGGACGACGGCCGGCGGTGAAGACGAACTCACTGATGCGCGGCTGCTCGGCCAGGATCGTACGCGCCGCCTTGCTGAGCGGGCGTACAAGGTCGAATTTCGCCTTATTGCGGCTCGCCGGCAACAACCAGTCGCCGGCGCCATCGACCTCGCCCCAGGTTATAGCGACGGCCTCCCGTCGCCGAGCGCCGGTCAGCAGAAGGAACCTCACCAGCGCCGGGAACGGCCCCTGCCCTACCTCTGCGGCTTTCCAGACGCTCCGCAATTCATCATCGGTTAGCGTGCGCGCGCGCGCGCGGTCCTTGACGTTGATGCGCCCCATGCCGCGCACGATAGGCGACCGGAACTCATCGGACCTCGCCGCATGCCAATTGAACGCCGCACGGATCACCCCCAGCGTCGAGTGGGCCATGCGGGGGCCGCTGGTGTCCTCTATGTGGTCGAGCAACCGGACAATGTCGGTTCGCTTCACCTCCATCACCGGCCTTGCGCCGAGCTTGGGGAACACCAGCCGCTCGAGGATGCGCCTGCGCTCGTCGGCAGTGCGGAGCCTGCCCTTGTTGCGTTTGAGGAACTCCTTGCAGATCGCCTCGACCGTGTCGGCCGCCTTCGCCCTCGCGGCCTGCTTTTCCATGCCGGGATCGGTGCCGGTTTTGGCCTTTATGAGTGCGTCGCGGCCCAGCTCGCGGGCGCGCGCCAATGGGATGAGCGGATAGGGGCCGATCGTGTGCTTGCGGGTCCTGTTACCGGCAACGCGATATCTCACCGCCCAGCTCTTTTTGCCGGACGGCTGCACGATCAAATAGAGCCCGACCAACAGCTGATCCGGATATTCGATCCGCACCGGCCCAGGCTTGACGCTCTCGACCCACCGATTGGTGAAGGTGTCCGCCATCGCTTGCCCCCGGGGTAACGCTAGGGGTAACCGAAGTACCCCTGTCTCCCACTGTCGGCTTCCGTCACGACAATGGTTGACAAAGCCCCATTTGGCAAGCACTATGTGGGGTTCCCGGAGGAAAGCTGTCGGCTAGCGTCTGCGGCTGTCTATGGCCCGCCAGGGGTTCCTGATCCTCGGCGTGCTCTGGGGCCTGATGGCGGCATCGCGCCCGTATCTGGCATCTGCAAGATACGCAGAGGTCGTCCCGGCGTAAGCA